TTTGGGTTTTCACGATATAATAACCAAGGTTCAAAAAGTAAAATAATACAATAAAAAATGGCAGAAGCTACAGGACAAGTTACCCAATTTCCCAGCCAATCGGTTGACGATGCTACTAAATCTAGCAAAGACTACGGAATGGAAGTGGCCCGGGGTATACAAAACGAATGGTTTAGAAAATCATCTGGCACGGGAAGGTTCGTACAAAATCAACGAGACTTTCATAAACTAAGATTATATGCCAGAGGTGAGCAATCTGTTCAGAAATATAAAGATGAGTTTTCTGTAAATGGAGATTTATCTTATCTTAATTTAGATTGGAAACCAGTGCCAATTATACCTAAGTTTGTAGATATAGTTGTTAATGGTATGCAAGATAGATTGTTTACAGTTAAAGCTTTTGCGCAAGATCCAACATCTGTTAAGGAAAGAACTAATTTTGTAGAAATGATGCTTGAGGATATGAATACTCAAGAGTTAATTACACAAATAGATGAAACTTTAGGTGTTGATGTAAGAAATGTAAAGCAAGAAGATCTACCGTCTAATAAAGAAGAGTTAGAGCTTCATATGCAAATAGGTTATAAACAATCTATTGAATTAGCTCATGAGCAAGCTATTGATAATACTTTTAAACGAAACGCTTATCACGAAATAAAAAAGAGATGTGATTACGATCAAACTGTTTTAGGTATTGCAGCTGCCAAGCATACATTTAATAATACAGACGGTATAAAATTAGAATATGTTGACCCATCAAATTTAATATATTCGTACACTGAAGATCCTAATTTTGATGATGTATATTATTTTGGTGAAGTTAAGCAAATTAAATCTAATGAGCTTAAAAAACAATTTCCAGAATTAACAGATGAAGAGTTTGAAGACATTGTAAAAAAATCTTCTAATTATAATAATTACGATTATATAGACAATGATTCAAACGATACGTTTGATACAAATACATTAACTGTATTATATTTTAATTGGAAGACTTGGGAACAAAGTGTATATAAAATAAAAGAAACATCTACAGGAGCCAAAAAAGCTATAAAGAAAGATGATAAGTTTAACCCTCCTAAAGACCAAAGAACTAGATTTGAAAAAGTAGCTCAGGCTATGGAAACTATATACGAAGGCGTATTAGTATTAGGTTCTAACAAACTTTTAAAGTGGCAAAAAGCTACTAATATGGTTAGACCCGATTCTAACATTAACAAAGTAATGATGAATTATGTTGTTAGTGCGCCTAGAATGTATAAGGGTAAAATTGAAAGCTTAGTTAGCAGAATGGTTACTTATGCTGATTTAATACAGCTTACACATTTAAAACTGCAGCAAGTAATTCAAAGAATGACACCATCTGGTGTTTATTTAGATGCCGATGGATTAGCTGAAATTGATTTAGGTAATGGCACAAATTATAATCCGCAAGAAGCTTTAAACTTATATTTCCAAACAGGATCAGTTATAGGAAGGTCTATGACTGTTGATGGCGATATGAACCCTGGCAAAGTACCAATACAGGAATTACCTGGGGGTGGCGGACAACAAAGCCAAGCATTAATACAAGCATATAATTATTATTTGCAAATGCTTCGCGATGTTACCGGATTAAATGAAGCAAGAGATGGATCTGATCCAGACCCATATGCTTTAGTAGGTGTACAAAAATTGGCTGCTGCAAATTCTAATACAGCAACTAGGCATATATTACATAGTTCTTTATACATTACAAGTACTTTAGCAGAAGCTATATCTGTAAGAATAAAAGACGTGCTGGCGTATCATCCACAAAGAGATGCGATGATTGGAGGTATCGGAAGATTTAGTGTGGGTGCTTTAAAAGAAATGGATAATTTACATATGCATGACTTTGGCATTTTCTTAGAGCTAGATCCAGATGAAGATGAAAAACAACTTGTAGAAAATAATATACAAGTAGCATTGTCAAGAGATCAAATACATCTTGAAGATATAATTGATATAAGACAAGTAAAAAACATAAAACTAGCTAATCAACTATTAAAATACAGAAGAGCTAAGAAGGAGGCTACAGACCAATTAAAAGCAGAAAGAAATATTGCAGCACAATCGCAAGCTAATGCCCAAGCTGCTCAAGCCGCTGAAATGGCTAAAGCTCAAGCTGAAAATATGAAGGTTGAAGCTAAAGGCAAATTAGCCCAATTACAATCTCAACTTGATATTCAAAAATTAGAATCAGAAGCGCAAACAAAACGCGAGCTGATGCAATATGAATTTGATTTGAATATGAAGCTTAAAGGAATGGAGCTTGATGCAAAAAAACAAATAGAGTTGCAAAAGCCAGTATCAAACCCTGAGCCCAAAAAAGCTTTTGAATCTAGTGGAAATGATGTTTTAGGTGGTATAGACCTTAGCAGATTTGAACCTAAATAAAAATTATTAACTATTATATATTATTAAATTATGGCAGAATGGAAAATTAAAGGTGCTGCTGAAGACGTTGAACAAAAGTCAGCACAAGAACAAGAACAAGCTGTTTTAGATAAAGCAGTTGAAGAAGGTAAGATTGAACCTGAAGCCGCAGGCAAAGAGGTTGATGAAGTACCAAAAATTAATTTAGACGAATTAAACAAAGAAAAAGATGCCGTTCAAGAGCGAGAAGCAGAGGAGGTTCCTGTGGAAGATGCGCCCGGAGATAGCAAAGAAGTGGAGCAAGAAGTACAAGAACAAACCGAAGCCAAAGAAACAGAAGAGCAAGACTCGCCGCTCGAGCTCATCAAAGATGAAGAAGAAACGGTAGAAACTAATCAGCCTAAAGTAGACGAAAGAGCTGCGCAAGTAAACGAACAACCAAAACCTGCAGAACCAGAAGTTGTACTTCCTGAAAATGTAGAAAAGCTTGTTAAGTTTATGGAAGAAACAGGCGGCAGTGTTGAAGACTTTGTTTTATTAAATAGAGACCTATCAAAATACAATGATGGCGATCTATTGCGAGAATATTATAAACAATCTAAGCCTTGGGACTCACAAGAGGTGTCTGAATATATGGAAGATAATTTTTCATATGAAGAAGATGACGACCCAAGAGAAATACGCTCTAAGAAAAGAGCATTTAAAGAAGAGCTATTTAATGCTAAAAAGTTTTTGGAAGGAAACAAAGAGAAATATTATGCTGACCTCAAGTTGAAGAAGCAAACAGATATTCCTCAGGAGTACCAAGAAGCTTTAGAGTATTACAATACATATCAACAGAACGCTGAATCAAGCAAACAACTTACTGAAAGTTTTTTACAAAAAACAGACAACGTGTTTAGTCAGGATTTTAAAGGGTTTGATTTCCAAGTTGGAAACAATAAATACCGTTATAAAGTCAATAATGTTAATGACACAAAAACACAACAATCTGATATTAATAATTTTGTAAAACCATTTTTAGATGACAATGGTCAAATTAGTGACGCTAAGGGCTACCATAAAGCATTGTTTACTGCAAGAAATGCAGATAAGCTAGCTGAACATTTTTATGAGCAAGGCCGTGCCGATGCTCTACGTCAATCCGCTAAGGATGCTAAAAATATAAATATGGACCCAAGGCAAGAGGGTGTTATTAAAACAGCTTCAGGCCAAAAGTTTAAAGTTGTTTCGGGTGATTCTAGTTCTAAACTGAGAATGAAACTAAAACAATAACTTAAAAATTTATTACAATGGCTATATCAACTGGCATTGAAAACTTAACCCCTTCATCTAGCAAGGGATCATTATTTCAAGGTAATTATATTACCGATTTCGATTTTACAAAACAATTTTTACCTGATGTATACGAAAAAGAAGCTGAGATTTACGGAAATCGTTCTATCTCTTCTTTCCTACGTATGGTATCAGCTGAAATGCCATCTACTTCTGACGAAATCAGATGGATTGAGCAAGGGAGATTACACACACGTTACGACAATGTAGCTATTGCTACTGCTAGCGGTACTGGTGAGTCTGTATTTACAGTTACTTTTGATGCTAAACCTGATGGCACTGCTTATGCCGCTGGAGATGCTCCTGTAGTTAGAGCTGGACAAACCATTATGGTACAAGGATTAACTTCTGGAGGTGCTGCTACAGGACCCGTAGTTAAAGGGGTTGTTACTGTTGCTGGAGCTGCCGCTGCTGGTGATACCGGAACTTTTACTGCTGTTGCTTATACAGCTGCTGACTGGACAGGTGTTACAGGTGCTGCTTCTTATGCAAAAGCAAACGTACTAGTATACGGATCTGAGTTTGCTAAAGGAACTGACGGAATGGTTGGGTCTTTGGATTCTGACTACAGCTCTTATACTAACAAGCCTATTATTCTAAAAGATAACTACGCTATTAACGGATCTGACACTGCTCAGATTGGTTGGATTGAAGTTACTTCTGAAAATGGTGCTTCTGGTTACCTATGGTATCTAAAGTCTGAGCACGAAACCAGACTAAGATTTGAAGATTACCTAGAAATGTCTATGGTAGAGTCAGTTAAGAAAACTGCATCCGCTGGTACTGCTGCTGCAAGCTACACTGGATCTGAAGGTTTCTTTGCTGCACTAGAAGCAAGAGGTAATGTATATGACGGACTATCTACAGATCTATTAGGTGGAGGAACTCCAACTATGGTTGGTTTTGATAACATCCTTAAGCAACTAGATAAGAATGGAGCTATTGAAGAAAATATGATTTATAGCAATAGAGCTTTGTCTCTAGCTATTGATGATGTATTGGCTTCTAAAAATTCTTACGGAGCAGGCGGTACTTCTTACGGAGTATTTAATAATTCTGAAGATATGGCCCTAAACCTAGGATTCTCTGGATTTAGAAGAGGTGCTTATGATTTTTATAAGACTGACTGGAAATATCTAAATGACTTTGCTACAAGAGGCGGATTCGGTGACGTTGAAGGAACTATTATTCCTGCAGGTACATCTACTGTATACGATCAAGATCTAGGCAAAAATATCAAAAGACCATTTTTACACGTACGTTATCGTTCTTCTGAAACTGATGACAGAAAAATGAAAACTTGGATTACTGGATCAGTAGGAGGCGCATACACTTCTAGCTTGGACGAAATGAGAGTTAACTTCTTATCTGAAAGATGTTTGATTACTCAAGGAGCCAACAACTTCTTCTTATTGAAGTAGTAAATTAATATAGCAGAGGGTGGTTACGGCCACCCTTTAGCTATTAT